ACAGCGAACCCATTCAACTCCATACGTCGTTGCCAACGACGAAGCTGATTGTGGAGCTTGAAGACAGAAAGATGACTGCCGTCAAACTTTTTAACATAGAACGGAGTAACGTCTCTTCCGCTATCATAGTGTTTACCACATGACTCACGGAACGGACCATCAAGAAATGTCTTCTCAATGTTCGCTTTAAAGCCGCAGAAACCAAGTAGGTCCACGACTTCATGGGCTATCCGTGTTGGCACGACGAGGTCGTCGCCGTACACAGCAATGAAACGTCTGGATGCCCCATAAGCGTCAGCTACAGCCGAGCAGAGAGCCCAGAAAATCAGGCTTTCCAACTCGAACGTGTAACCGTTGCCCATGGAGCTGAACTTCCGGTAAAACACTTTCCGGTCGCCCAGAATACCAACCCCACTACGACATTCTTCCATCGTAGCTAGCCAGTCAGGAGGGAGCAGATACCTTACTAACTCGAGCGCCACAGTGTCGCTAGCCATTGACAAGTCAATGGTAGCGAGTAAACCTGTGACGGACCCAAGCTTTGCCATGTCAGCATTAGTTTGCTGACCATGGTCAAGGTCCACCCCCACCCGCTTCAAACGCGAGCGTATCATCGCACCGATTCCCTTCTGACGTAACATATTCAGTCGGGGCTCGATAGCAATGGCGCGTCGCGTCTTCCAATTCTTCTCCACACTTGTCACCTTGTTGCCTGGAACGAGCTTAAAGAAGCCAGCTTCATTCCTGCACTGGTCGCCAAATGGCTCTCTTGCGAGTATCGTACATGAAGTCCATGCACGTGACCAGTCAAGGTTTGCGTAGGTCGTCTCGAACGGTAAGTTCGATATTTTAAACACCTGATGGCCGTTCCGACGGGGCAAAGAATAACTTGCCCCACCGGAGTAAGTGGCCAACCTGTGTGCTTCTGCTTCACAGAACGGTCCCAACGCGCTAGAAATTTTCCGCTTGGCATCTTCCAAAAGAGACCAAGCGCCAGTCCGGAGTGTTGAAGCCCCGGATCGGTCTAGACGAAGGAATCGCATGTTGGTTGAAGCGCACATCTGTTCCGCCTCATCGAATCGACTCCAAGTACGGGCCTCTTGTTCAGGGGTAACCGTACCAGGGTCGTACTTTGAGAACACCTCAGACAGCAGATACGCTATTGCGTTTCTACGGGCATCACCAATACCCCACCGGATGTTTTCGATGGTGTGTTCGGGGATGCTTGATCCGCTGCAGTCTTCAGCGAAAGCTCCAAAGAGCCTTTGCTTGAACTCTGAGAGAACAGATACGCCACGACGACGACGAGCCCTAGAAGGGCCAGGAGACTGCGAAACCATGTAAAGGCTCCAATAAGTAAGTAACCCAGTTGAATGGGCTGCAGGGGGTGTTTAGACCCGATGTCCACGAGTTAGTAAATCGGCTCGAGGCCATCAACAACGCTCACGAGGGTTGCATGACCAAGAAGGTTCTGCAGCATCTTGAGGCTGTTCTTGCGCTCCTGTGCCGTGGACTGTTGCGAGAAGTTAATCTCGAACTTTGCGGAATTGTTCCGCACCACGACATTCGTGCCGTCGACTACCGCCTCCACAGGGTCGTTAAACCCGATGGCGAGCTGGTAGGCACTCTTAGGAGTGCGCGGCGTGGCCAATTCGATTCGCAGAGTTTCGAAACCCTGCGGCGAAGTGGCACTACGGTTGGCCAGGACGGCCAAGGCACCATCGGTCGTAACCGGGGTGAAAGTGTGCGTCACCGGGCTG